CAAAAAACTTATGGTCTTTCTTACAAGACTTCAGTTTAGACTGTAGTTTTATAAGATAAGTGTTCAGTTTCTGTAAATTTGAATTTGACTTTTGATAGTCTTTCATTTCTTTATTAAGATTACAGATTTCTTTTGTTAGGGATTCAATACTATCATTATTATTTGTTTCAGACTTTTTATATTCTTCTATCTTATTTCTCTTACGATCTATCTCTTCCTTATTAATTTTTTCTAATGCAAGCATGTGTTGTTTCTGCAACTCTATCTTATCTTTCAATAGATCTATTTGATAATCAACCTCTCTAAGTTCTATATTGTTTTCTTTGACTCTATCTTTGAGTAAAATATTCATAGTAGAGAATACTTGTATGTCAAGTATGTCTTCTATAATCTCTCTACGTTGTGGTATACTAAGTTTCATAAAAGGAACAAACGTAGACGAACCAAGAACTACAATCTGAGTAAATGATTTAAAATTCATCTTCAGAACACTATTCTCAAAATTCTTTTGCTGTTCGTTTACTGAACTCTCTTTATCCCACAGCACACCATTACAATATATCTCTAGTTTTGTGGGTTTGATTCCTCTGACTACTCTGTAATCATTCTTTCCTATAGTAAATGTAATTTCAGCAGTACAATCTTTCTCATTAATACTATTGACTAGCATTGACTTACTGATCTTACGAAATGGTTTTCCAAACAAAGAAAAAGTAAGAGCATCCAAGATGGTGCTCTTTCCTGCTCCGTTGCTACCAACTATTAAATTTGTTCTCTGACTTGTCAGGTCAATCTCACTAAACACATTTCCCGTTGAGAGAAAATTCTTCCAACGAATCTTTTCAAAAATTATCATACTAAATTATCAGGTGGTATCAATAAATCATCGGGAGTAATCACGGTGAATGGTTGCCCTTTTTGTTGACATGCATCTATTATAACATGATCTTCCATTTCCACAACCTCCATTTTAGGATATGAAACATTCTCTTCAAGTTGTAGTAAATATCTGTCAGCATCATCCTCTAACTGGAAGATTGGTATAACCTTTTTTTCTTCCTCATCATAAACGGAATATACACCGTCTGGTTGGTCTGCTAAGGTTAGTACAAACATTAAGTGATGTTACAACTTTCAATATATAGGGATCTCATGACAGACTTAAGACTAGATTTATCTACTGCAATATCCACCTCATCAATGTATTCGTTGAGAAGTGTCATCGTGTCTTTAGTTTCAAGGTTTACATCATCTATGTCATCTGCGTCAACCAAAACCTCTACAATCTTGACGTCATGTGCTCCTACGTTGTATAGACGATCAACCAATGTCTCAAACATTTGGTAGTCTCTCTTCTCATCAACGATGATTTTGATGAACATGTCTTTATAACTAGACACATTAAGTTTGTTGTAGTCATGGTTTGTGTCATCGTAATGTATCTTTTCAAATACTTCAAACGGGTTCTTATAAAATCTAAGTCTGTCAGTTTCAGTATCATATATGTGAAATCCACGAGAAGACTTGTAATCATTCCAGAACATCTGATAAGGGTTACCTAGGTATTGAACATTACCACGTTTAGATCTGTGGTGGAAATGTCCTGACCATACACGATCAAAATTTTTAAAATCAGAAACAGAGAACCCACCTTCAAAATGCATACCTGGTGTGACTTCAAAACCATCAACTTCCATGTGACTACACATGATCTCTCCACCTTTCTTTATCAACTTTGTGCACTCTTCTTTGTTCTCTGAGTTTATCCAAGGCATCATCAAGAATTCTTTACCACCAACAAAGATAGTCTCTGGTTCAGTATAGATTTTTATGTTAGTATAATTTTCCAGTAGTAATTCTGGAGAATTAATTTTATTTGTATTCTTATAGTATGTGCAATGATTGCCTAGAAGCATGTTCACCTCATACTTCTTTAATCTATCAAAGTAATTAGACTTAATTCTGTTAAGAGTATTAAAATCCACAGACTTTCTATTATCAAAAGTATCGCCAAGATCAAAGACCGTTGTGATATTTTCTTTTTCAAGGGTTGGAAAAAATATCTCATCATAAAATTTTTGCCAGTAGTTCCAAAATGGTAATGAACCCTTACGTCCATCCAAGTGTTGGTCTGTTATAATTGCTATCTTCATATGTCTAGGTATTGATACTCTGTTATGTGCCAAGCAGTTCTATTATCTGGATACTTATTTCTGAGATACCTGACGATAGCAATTCTTCTCTCAAAACGATTCTCTCTATGTATTTTTCTTGATATAGTCTTCATGTGTTTTGTTAATAATTACTATACGTCCATTTTCAATAATAAATTCTAGACGATCATCATGATTCCACATCAATTCTTCGTATAAAGCATTGAGACGGTTCATGTCTTCCCATAAATCGTTTGGCATTAGCGGTTCATTTTGGTTTCTATGTTTTCTTTGATGCTACCCATTTCGGATTGTGATGCATTCATTCCTGTCATTGTACCATCATATTTGTCAGTGTGCATTACTTCATCATATCCTGACCGTTCTAAGATCTTTCCTTTGATTTCTAGTTGCTTTTTTTCTTTTTGTATCCTACGCAAAAATGCATAGTATATAATCTGTGTAAAATAAGCGAAAGGATTTTTAGATTTTTCTGGATTAAAATTATCAATATACTGCAAGCAGTTTTCTATACCATCACAAATCATATCCTCTCTAAACATATAGTTTACAAAGTTTGGTTTGTATGATAGATGTGTTGCTATTTTTAAAAAACAAGATCCTAGATAATTTGTTACTCTAGGACGAGGATCTCCAGATTCTTTTGCAGCATGAACTTTCTCACGATAGTCTGTTATCGCAGCAAGGAATTCTTTATTATTTACATAGTACTCAGTTTTCTTTCTCTTTGCCATTATTTTGGGTGCCATGGATATACCATTGTCTTGCTCTTATTGTAGCAAATATAATGGAATTTGTAAAGGTGCTTGACAAATGTTATTTTTACCAGTAGACTAACTCTGTCAAGGGTTAAAGGGAATAGTAGCTACTAGCTTTTCTTATAGATATTCTCTAAAGTATTCTTGGTCTCAGCAATTGATCCCAAATATCCCGCCTTGCGTGGTAGTTTATTTGGTTTGTGTAGTAACTGTTTACTATACACAACTTTATCTAAATTCTTTTTATAGAATTCTGCAATAGGACCTTGTACTTCAGTAATAGTAATGATGTGGTCTCTACCAATTATATACATGTCATCAAAAGATGCCATGACCCACTCTTTAAAAGCAAACCCTACAACTTCTAGTTTACCTTGTCTTTGTTTAGATTGTTCAACTAAAAATGGATTTGATAACAAAACTTTGTCCTCATCCTCAAGGTATAATACCATAGAGATGACTTCCTCACCTGATACAAGTTTTAATGTTGCTAAAAATTCCTGATCTTTCATATTAGTTTGCTCTGAGGTTTACTTTGATAACTTCATATCTAAAGTTCTCATCATTATAGATGTTAACTCTTTCGTTTAAATGTTTCAAGGTATAATTTTGACCACCAATATCATCAGCGATATCATACAATGTTGCTATGTCCTTGCCCTCACCTTTTCTGAGGACTCTACCAATTGATTGTAGGTTCCTAATTCTTGACTTGGACGGAGATGCGAATATGATGTTGTGAAGACGCTTAATGTTAATTCCAGTTGAGAAGGTGCCGTAACTGGCAACAATGATTGCATTTGATTCTGTCTCTGTAATTTGACGAACTTCCTCTCGGTCTTCTACGTCAGTCCCTCCGTGCACAAAAAATACTTTCCGTGCATCGTCTACATTATTATTTATTAAGTCGTATAAAGGTGTACCATGTTTTTCAATGTAGTTAAATAGTACTAGGGTGTTACCTTCTATGTCTTTGACTAGATTCTTAATAAGGTTATTTCTACCTTTATGCTCTACGAGATATTCCATCTCGTCATGATATGTATCAAAATATTGTGGAGCATGTTTACAAAGTAGGACTTTTATCCTAAACTTAGAGAGATAACCAGACTTGATTAATTCCTCAGTTTTGGTAACCTGTTCATAGGATCCAAACAATCCTTCCAGAACCCACTTATGAGTTTTACTGCCATCAAGAGTACCAGTAAAACCAAACCTATACTTGGCATTGTGTAACTTAGTCATGATACCTGTCAATGACTTTGACTTAAAGAGATGTGCTTCATCACCAATCACACAGTCAATATCATCAAAGTATCTTTTAGGAAACTTGTAGATAGATTGCCAAGTTGATATTATAATAGGTTTATCAGTATTCTTATCCTTACCACTATAAATTTTATGAACATGAGCAGAAGCATTCCACCCATAAGAAACAAAATCATTGACCATCTGCTCAACGAGGGAAGTAGTTGGGACGATTATAAGTATCTTCTTTGCGGTGGCAGCATAGTATCTGACTATGGAGTAGATCATGAGAGACTTCCCAGATCCAGTAGGAGAAAGAAGTAACCTACGATTATTCTTTAATGCCTCATAGACTGCTTTGTATTGGTAATCTCTAGGTTTTATCTGAGAGATTTTATCCATGAATACTTTGACAGCAGGAAGAGAAACAAATTTATTATCGTCTACAATATCTCCATACCAATCATTCTTTTCATACTGTACACTGTATTGTTTTTCATTTGCCCACGTTTGTAAATGATCTACTAGACCATGGTACAGTGCACCAGTAGATGGTGAGTATAAACGTATGGTTCCGTCCCAGTATTTGTATCTGGGATTCTTTTTTAAATACTTTGCTTCTGGAACTTCAAATGTAAAGTAGTCCGACAATTCTCTATGGACGTACTCTTCATCAGAGTAAACTGTTACATAAACCTCATTCTTTTTCTTTAATGTAATATAAGTCATCACTGTCCATTTACAAATTTCTCCCAGTCAATGGCATTCTTAATTTGAAAACCTCTGTTTGATATCTGTTTCATAACTTGATCTAGAAAATATAACATTTGATCTAGATACTTGATCTTTGCTTCTAGGTTGATAATCTCATCATCAGACTCTAGATAGACTTTCATCTTTTCAGTTGTTTTTATATGAGATCCAAATGGTTTAGCAGCATACGTTTTAGCATCTGCTTCACCAGAATAATACTCACGTTTTTCCTTTACAAGTTTACGAATTTCAAATTCAAAAGAAGTTTTAATTTGAGATATGTCAGTGTAGTGGTTTAAGTATTTATTGTGTTGAAAAGGGATGTTCAATGCTAACTGTCCTAGGTCAGCACTGTATTGTTTGTTTTTAAATTGAAAGTCAACAGCACTGTCTTCTGCCCAATCTGCTCTTAACTTGTTAAATTTATTACGAAGTGAATCAAAATTCATAAGGGTTGTAGATTCTTATCACGAATAAAGAACTGCTGATGCTTGAATGTTACCTCTGCAGTAATGTACTCTACATCACTTATTGTAGCATCAAATTGCAAATTTGTCAGTGATACTGGGAATATATCTTTAAACTCTACTATAAACGCAGGGTTGTATTGACTCGTTACTATGTGCAATTGTCCGTTGGTAAGTATGTCTTTCTCTGATGTTTGTCTTGCCATCTGATCTGCGTTACCATTGTCACGAATCCATTTGTAGATACTATTATAATTTTTTAAATCTTCATCTACAATAAAAGTCACAGAAAAATCCCCAAAGACAACACCTCCACCAGGTATGATGGGGATATTCCTAAAGGGACTTGGAACTTCTGTTACTGGCATTTGGATATCAGGAACATTTGCGTTCTGACAAAAGAAGTCTACTCCATCAAACTTTTCTAGTTTGAGAAGAAATCCAATTGGATTTAAAAAATTTCTATTTGTGGGTTGTTCCTTATACCACTGGGCAGACATTACTTTTCCTAATATACCTTAGTATTTAGGTCTGTCTTAACACTTCGTCTTTTAGTTTATCTACTACGTCTTGTACAACACTTACATCAATACCCATAAACGGAGGTATCAAACCTAACACTCTGAATAGACCATCAGCAAACAAAGCAATAAATGCAAACCCTAGTGCCATACTAATTAGACCAGCATTTCTATTGTGTTGGTTGATAGCAAATTCAATCATATCTTCAACCTCCTCTTTACTGACCATAGTTTGTTTCTTGGTCTTAAAGAATGTTTTGTCGTATGCTTTTTTTACTTTCGTATCCTGAGAAATTAGGTTTCTTCCGTATTGAGATAACATGTCGTTAGTTTTTAAGTAGTGTTTAATTTTATTATTCATTGCCAATACTCGTCAAGAATATCAAAGGTTTTGTTTAGATACTCATTCGCTCCATTACATTCCCATTCACCCTTTTCTCCAATCTCACATTTATAATGCAGTTCTCTTTTAAGTTGCATTAACCTATTGGTCATAGCAACTTTGTTTAGTCTACCGTTCATGGATTTTTTTATTCTACTTATATTTAAGCATAAAAAAAGGGATCCCGTAGGATCCCTGTTAGTATATCCTAACTTTGTTAGGTTAAGTTAGCAACTCTAACTCTTCTATAGTACTGGTTAATGCCATGAGTTAATGCCTCAGCATCAGGTGTACCATTAGACTGAACAACAAATGGGTTAGCAACCATACCGTATCTAGTCTTGAAACCAATTTTTGGTTGGAAGGTAGATGGGTCAATGCTTCTTAACATTTGGAGTGGAACGTATGGGCAATAGAACAGTCCACAGTCATAAGGTGAAGAACCTTTGTATCCTACAACATAGTAGTGAGTATTAGATACGTTTGCTGAATAAGGATCAACGAAGACCTTAATTCTACCGTTCATTGTACCCACAAGTAGGTTACCTGTGTCGTCTACTTCTCCAATTGAAGGACCGCCACCACCAGTTAAACCAGAAGAGTAGTCTAGAGTACCAGACATAGCAAGAGCAGATGCAACATCAGCAGATGTGATGATGAAGTTACCCTTTCCTCTACGAGTTTGCTGTGCGATTGCGTTAGCGTCTCTCTCAATTTGGAACATAAGTCCTTTGAATTTCTCAACTGACCATCTTCCATTGCTGTCTACGTCTAGATCAAATACACCAGCGTTTGCTACGTTGTTTTGTGCACCTGATTTTGCAATTGTGTAAACAGTTCTAACAACCTCACGGTTGATTTCTGCAAGGATCTCACTAGAAAGTAAGTTAGCAAGTTCCTGTTCTGCATCAAGACCGTGAATTGCTTTTAAGTCTTGTGCTAGTTCTAGAGTGTACTCTGCTTTTAATGCTCTTGTTTTAGCAGTAACAGAAGTCTTCTCTATACTGAAGCTCATCTCGTTGAAGAGAGTAGATCCAGATCCTAGAGTTTCAGCATCTTCTCTAGCGATTTTTGAAGCAACTTTCTCGTAGTTACTAGCAGTTGTACCACCACCAGATGTATCGTTAAGTAAACCTGGG